AACATAAAGAGTTTCGCCATGGAATTTTAAGACCCACATGGGAACGGTCTGATCTTCTAAGTGTTTTTTGTTAAAATGGAACACTACATCCTTACAAGCATATTCAATCTATTTCATTTTTATCTCCAAGTTTTTTGAGCGATCCAATGTTGGATCTGTTGCACCTTCCACGCTAGCCCCCATGGCAGTGTGAAAAATATTTTCTTACCACTAGGAGTGTACATGGTCTTGCCATCGTTGTCAACTCCCATTAATCCTATAAACATTTTAAATTCCTTTAAATTGGGGGACTTTCACCCCCATGCTTTTATTTACGCAAATATTTCAAGTGCTGTGCCGCATTCTGAACAGAATTTAGCGTGAGCCTTATTCTGCTTGCCACAAGTTACACACTTTGGCTTGTGCTTAACTGTGACAGCCTTTTCTACAGGTTTGTTGTTGCCTAAGTCGCCTACAAGTTTCAACACAATGTTATGAACTGTAGATTCTAATGTGCCAACGGTCACATGCTGGAAGCTCTGTGTTGACTTACTACCTGGAACAGTAATGCCAGTTTCATTTTGAAAACTTGCAGCACTTGCTGTAACATTCATACTATTAAGACTAGCATTAGTAGTAGAGTAAGTAGCACCCACTGGACTTGCCCAATCTCCTGTACTACCACTAATACCTCTAGTAAGTGTGGTTGAATTCCAAGTTGGAATATTAAGAATAGGGCGTGGAATTTCAAATTGGTATTCAATACGCACTAAGCCATCTTCCATCTTGATTCCACGTGGACCATCTTCAATTGCCTGTGTGCGTTCAATAAACTTGAACTTGTTACCCTCGGAGAGATTGCCGTTTTTAATCCAACGTTCTAAATCAATAGTACGACCTGCGTCAATAACTAATCCGCCAGGTACAACGTTATCCCCGTCAATGTAAACATTAACGACAGCGCGAGTTGTGTTGAGGTTTTTGAGTAGAATACTATATTCGCTAGCAAATGGAATATAGACTGTGTCCTTGAATTCACGGAGCACTTTGCCTTTTGATTTGATAGAGGCTACTAGTTTTTGATTATACATCATGGTTCTTCCTTTTTACGGTACACACTCTAAGTACCTAGTTATTAAAGAGTGTTAGTTTGTGGACCATCCACAAAATTATTTAGTTTTTGAAATGGTGCGCTAGGCGGGAGTCGAACCCGCTACCAGAAGTTTTAGAGGCTTTCGCTATCCGATCAGCTTCTAGCGCACATTACTCAAAAAGCGTCCCAATACTTGTAACCTTCTTCCTTAACTTTGGTTAGGATTAGGCTGTTACCTTTGCTGTCGGTAAACACGTATTTGGTACCGTTGCCATCAATCTTCTTAAGATGATTTGGTTCGAAACGAATGCTTTCCCAATCCCAGTCGCCGTCGGCATCAGGATCGGTGTTGTAATTACGATAAGAAACATTGACATGTTTGGTAAGTGGGTTACCGTGCCATTCTTTGTCTTCGTAATTAGTTTCAGACATTTCTTCACCGTTAATCAGCATTTTGATTTTGTAACGGCTTTCATTGCTGTATTCAGGTTTCGCGTTCAGCATAGTCATTGCTTCTTGCGGAGTTTCGTTGAATCGATTCATTTCCTCAACTAGTGCCTTTAGCATGTCAAAGTTGAATTGATCAAACGTTCCTGCAATACCAATAATCTTTTCGATGTGTTCTTTTGCCTTCAAGTTGTCGTTACAGTATTCACGAATGAATTCTGCTTCAAGTCCCTTGTACTCTAGTGAGTAAAAGATACGACCTGGACGATTCTTCATGTGGGTATTCACACGCCATTTGTCGTTACAGGTTAGAACAAACAACTTCTTAGTTGGGTATACACCATCTAGAAGTGTCAGCATAGCTTCTTGTTCATGCTCGTCATAGACTTTTTCAAACTCGTCAAATACAACAATAACAGGTTGTTCAATACTTTGAATGAAAGCATTAAACTGTTCTCCGCACCAAGGTTGATTAATAACAATGGTAGGGATTCCTTTGTCGTATCCTTTGAATGAAAGCATCTTTGCCAGCAGTGTCTTGCCTGAACCTTTTTCACCAGTAAGCATTACACCGGTTGACGCAGGACGATCATTGAATGCATAAAGAATACGTTCAGCACGTTTCTCGGTGTCTCCGTAAATCTTACCTTTGACATCAAATGCATCAATTTGTTCAAGAAACAGTTGTCCGCTCATTTCGTCTTTTTTGACAACATAGTTGCCAGCCGGAAGTTTTTCCTGAATATCAAGAGCTTCTTTTTTTGAAACACGATATGTGTTTCCTTGTTTTAGAAAATAAGTCATTTTGAATTTCTTTCAATGTGTTGCTGTGCCGCCTAATTATACAACAGATGCACAATTTTTTTAAGTCTTTTGACTAAACCCGCCAGATTTCTTTGAATCCTTCTTCTTCAGTTGGCTCTTCCCAACTGGCAATCATACTAGCAATAACATGCTCTGGAATTTCTTTGCCAGGACGACTGAGCAATCGACGCATGAGTTCTTTATGCTCGGGTGTCTTAAACACTACGGCAATATGATAATAGTCTGGTAACATGTTAAACTTACGAGCACGACTTTTAACAGTAGTGCTAGTTTGATCCCAAACAACATCACGCCCTGCTTCTCTAGCGGCTACAACTTCTGCCGCCATTAGTTCAACTGCTTTAGGCATATAATCTGTAAACACCTCTGAATAAGTTTTACCTACAGATTCAGCATACGTTTCTACATGATGATCGGTGCTTACATACTCCATGCCCAGCATCCATTGTTGGTTTTTAGTCCAAGTGCTCTTACCCGCACCCGGTACTCCTATAAGTTGATAACATTTTGGCATTATACTTTCCTATTCAAAATAAAACCCTTAGAATAGATAAAGAATGCCTTACCGCTTCTAATCATCTGTCGAAAATAATATTCACGATAAGACATTCTTGTTCCTTACATTATAGGACCGTTACCGGACTTAAATCCAATTACACCGCCTTCTTCTGCAATGCGTTTTAACACATCCTCAAATAAGATTGGTGCAAAGTCAGGAGTTTGTTCTACGCATACGCAATGGTAGCGTGGATCAATCTTATCACTGTATAAGATTTCCCCAGTCTTAGCATCAACACCCCTAGGCTTCATAACACGATTTGCGTGTAAGTGTCCGTGAATGTTAACACCAAAACGTCCTAAGCTATCACTATGTACAGGAATGTGGCTTAAGATCATTCCGTTCATAACATGATATGCACGTAATTCTCTAAAGTACTGCCTGTAGTCGTCATCCCTAAAGATGTCGTGGTTACCGCGGATTAATACCTTATCACCATTTAACCGATGTAAGACTTTTAATGCCTTGCGGTTAATGACAACGTCACCTAAGTGGTAGACTTTGTCAGTAGGCTTGACTCTTTCGTTCCAAGCCTTGACCATGGCTTCGTCCATTTCATCTGGATCCGTCCATGGGCGTAACTTTGTAACACCATCGTTACGTGTGAAGCGGCAAACACCAGTGTGACCAAAGTGCGTGTCGCTAACTAAAAATACACTAGGCATCTTGCCCTCCTTTCAATCTCCAATTGCCCTCATTGTACGCCAATCGTCAATGTTAGGCTTTTCATTTTCATCGTAGGTCCAACCCAATGCTTTCATCATGCGATGCTTGACTAGTAAGTTAGGCATACGAAATCTTTCAGTATCCTGAAAACCCATCATAACACCAACTTCGCATACCGCACCACTACGACAAATACCTGCAAAGCAATGAACAATTACATCCATGCGATTATCCAGTGCGTGTTGTAGCAAACGAACAAGTTCATTAGCCTGTTCTTGACTACAACGCATTTCTTCGTCGTCTACATGATCCCCTGCTTCTACATCGAGAAATTCAAAACGATGAACTTCTTTGAATTGATGCTTTGGTGTTGGAAACCAACTTGCCGGATCGGCAATTTGGATCAACATTGAATTTTCTCCTACAGCAACATGAAATCCTTTTGGAATATCATCTGCCGCACAATTTTGAATCCATGGCATTTTAAATTCTCCGCTTTTTCCATGTGTAGTCTACACCGTCTGGACACTTGCCATCGACAACGCTGTCCGCTCCAAACTTACCTACAAGTTCCATACCATTGATTTTAATAGTAACAAACTCGCCTAATTCTTTTGCCCAATCCATTGCTAGGGCCAATGTTTCAAACTCCTGTGAGTTTGTCTTGCTTTTTACTTCTATCATAACCTAATTATAGCACCAAAATTTGGTACTGTCAACATAAAAAAATAGGGCCCGAAGGCCCTACTCAAACTGTGTTGTATTTCTACAACAGTTTAAAGGTCGTAGCGTGGGACCATTATAGTCTTAAGCATGATACCTTCTGGAGTGAATTGGTCCAGATCAGCGGACAGCAAGGCTGTCATGATGCTTGGGCTAAATCCACTTACCAATGCCGCACCACTCTTGTCTGACTTAACAGGCACGTTGTCTGAACTGTTTAGGTTCCAGAAAACGATTTGTGGTACAGCGTAACCTGCAGCTTCAAACTTTCGTTCGATCATTTCCATTGCGCTATCGTCGAAGCGAGCGCAGTGGTTAAACTGCATGTCTGACAAGATCAGCAACATGGCTGGCATGTCGCTTGCTGGTACAGAGTTCTTAACCGCAACGTCTAGAATCTTGTTCATAGCCGCATGTAGGTTAGTACTCATGCCCCATTCGCTACGAGACATTTGGTCACACTTTTCAACAATGTTACCCTTTAGAGTAACAAGTTCTGGCTTGTCTGAGAAAGTCAAGAATGTGTCCTTGAACACACCCTTGTTCTTGTCTGCTAGGTACAGGCCTAGTGAAACCGCAACGTCCAAACAACGAACGTTTGTGTTCTTACCTGCTGGGCAAGTCATAGAACCACTAACGTCAACGATAGGCATGATGCTTGCATCACCTACGTAGTTTGGAAGAGCATCCCATTGTGCAATCACATGGTCGGTCTCTGTCTTGTCCAACTTTGTGTAGCCATGTGCGATACCCTTTAGGACATCGTGTGGGAAGATTGCATTAGCGTTAACCTTAACAGTCTTGTCACCACTTACCAACTTGGCAACATACTCTGCAAATGCAGGTGTGTGGCGGTTGAATGCCTTCTTGTAGATACGTGATGCTACAGAAGGAACATGGCTAAAGTTGATGTTATCCCAGTCTCCTGCACACATCTGGGTTTCAACAACCTTTGTAAGTGCCACAAGGCTCTTACGGTATTGCTTTGGAGTCATGCCAAAGAAGGCACGGACTTCAGCGGCAATTTGACCCTTACGAGGAGTCCACTTTGCAGCCAAACCATTCTTAGCACGTAGGGCATCGCCCAACATTGTGTAAGCGGCTGACTTTAGAGTTGGAGTAGAGAAGACGAAGATGTCATCCCAACGACCAACTTCTGGAATCTTCTTTAGAAGAGCCAAAGCGGCGTCTGGGTCACGCTTTTCTAGATGAACTAGAATGTCGCGAAACAGTTGACGTTCACCTGCACCACCACGGACATCACGTGCCCATTGTGCGATGCGTAGTGCAACGTCTTGGTTTTCCACATAAGCGGCTGTGAAGTCGCCTGTGATGTTCTTACCACGGCTTGCGCCAATGTTGTAGAACAAGTCAACACATGCCTTAGCAGTTGACTTACGAGCCTTCATGCCATTAGCAGTACGGGCTTCTTGATTTGCGATTGCTTGAACGAAAGTGTTCATGATATTTCCTTTCAGGTTATGTTTTTTTACGATTGAAGTGTAAATGAATGTTGCTGTTAATAACCTATTAACTTTAACAGGATCGTTGTTGACTGCTTTTATTTTACTCAGGCCATCACTCTGAGCTTGTTGGTCTATTTCAATAGTTACCTTCAACGTCTCTGGGCAAGCCCTTTAACTCCAGTAAACTACCATAGGGTCCAACGTTTCATAGTAATATGAATGTTGCTGTACCGATCCTAAACTCTTAGCAAGTTGCCTTGCTATGTGTCTATTATATAATATTATCCTATGGATGTCATCTATTTTGGTAAAACTCAAACATTAAATCTGCATACATTTTACTAAGAAATGTGGAAGTTTGTAAACATAGCAGACCATCTTTATTATAAATTCTTAAATCATTATGAAAATTTGGACCAACAAAATTAAAAGAAAATTCTTTTGATTCAAATCGATTATTACCTTTGCCTTCTTTTAACTTTGTCACAGTTAAATCAAATGCAAGTCTATCCCAATTTAGTATCTCGATGTCGTTTCTAAGTATGTAAACTGAATTCGATCTATGAACAAAGTCTACATGAAACACATTAAGATTGGTACTAGGACTTTGATGTTTCCAATCAACAATAAAACAAGGCATGTCAATCATATGTGCTAGATGTGCCATACCGCCTTCGTAAGTAATAATTGCTTGACAGTCCTTTGCCATTATTTCTAATTTTTTTTCTAGATCAATATAAGGA